CGTTAGTTCCGCCATCACCAGTAGAGCCGCCAGAGACGTTCCACCAATCATATGCGAAAGTTACTTCAAATGTTTCAATTTCATCAGTTGTACCCCAATCCATAGTGATCTCACCAATGTTAGTTGGGAACAAACCGTTAAAGTTATAAGTCCTTAATGGCGCACCAGTTTTAGAATACTGAGTAATCTGTGCTTGGTTCTTATAATCAACACCAGAAGTTACATTACCTTCGTGAGAATTGATTGATGCCATCCACGCTTCCATAGCGTTACGAATCAAGAAGTCTTCATCATTGATAACCGTAACTGTCCACTCAGCGAATACTCTGTCGCCAGCAATTTTAACCTTACGACCAAAGTATGGAACTTCAATTGTTCCGAGTTCAGAAGTTGGAATCTGTGCCGCCTGTACCATAAACGGAGTCTTCAGATCACCTGCTCCATCAATAGGATTAGTGATCGCTACTTGGAATAGTGATGCTTTTGCTCCACCGAAGGTCAGTTGGCTTTTGATTTCATTTATATTGAAAGCCATTTTTTATTTCTCCTTTCTTTTAATATATTTATTAAGCCGAACCAACGACTTCGCTGAACTCTACACCTGTTCTCACCGCTACGAAGTTCAACTGAATGAAGTTGATAGATCGTGCCGGCTTAACATAAATGTCTCCAACAAAGCTATTTGTGTCGATAACCTGACCAGTGTTGTTAGAGTCGTCACATACAACTTTAAAGTCATAAATGCCTCGTCTACCCTGTACATCTCTCAAGAATGGTTCAACTAAGTTCACGAACTGCGCTCTTGTAAACTCATCGTTAAACTCAAATAGAGATGCTTTAGCCGCTCTAGCGATTGTCTTCTCAAGAACAATGAACAATCTACGAACATTGATTCGATCAAATGCGCTTGCTTTACCCTGAAAAGTCTTATCGCCAAAGAGTATTGTACCTTGCCCTGGTTGTGTGATTACTGGGTTAACACCATTTTTGTATAGTAAGTCTCTCTGGGCTTGATTAGGATTAACATTAAGTTTAACAACATTCTTAACATTACCTCTATTAATGCCAGCAGGCGAAAACCACGGATCTCTTAGATCATCTGTTCTAGCACAAAGTCCTGCAATATCACCATTTAGTGGGATATACTTATATACATCATTGTACTTGTCGTATTGATACTTATATCCACTATCAACAACAGCATATGAACTTCTAGTCACAAAGCTAGAAAACTGCTCTACGATATCAGTAGCACTAGTTAAGGATTGAGGTGGAGATACGAACGCAACACAATCTCTACGAGTTTCTGCTACATTGTCAATGATGTAGTTAGCTAATTCGTAACCACTTGCTCCATTTGGTCGACCTTGTAGAACAAAAGAGATGTCTACTTCACTAGCGTCAGAGAATAAATCATATCCCTGTGCCAAACTACCTAAAAGAGTAGTCTTAGTTTCGTCATCACCATCAAGACCACCAGTTAATGCATAACCAGATGATTGAGTACCAAGATTGCTGAATTTACTAATGTTACCTGTCTGAAGTTTAATCCAGTTTGAGTTATTTTCAAAAACGTCTGTGATAAAGTTTGTAGAACCGTCTACCTTTTTAGCGGTAGGTGAAGTTGACAAATCTTCATATGACTCAATGATAGCACCTGCAGTACCTGTAACACTACCATCTAAATCTTTAACCAAAACATGATAGTTACCTACAGTAGGTTGAGCATCAAACTTATCTGAGTCACCCCACTTTATTTTGAATAATGTAACTGCATCTGGTAGAGTCACTCCAGTGAATCTATTTTCTAATGTGAAGTCAAGACCAAACTCGTCAAATGAAGCAAATGATGATGTAAATGCACCTGCGTCAGCAACTGCTGTCAATTCAAGAGCAGTACCTGCAATCGCATTTGCATATGTAGATGCTAGTTTAAATGCTGTAGTACCATGAACAGATGGAGCAGTGCCTGTACTTGGATTACATGGAATTGCGAACAAAATCTGACCATCTGTTAACGCTGTCCCGCCAGCACTGATAGGATTTGCATTTCCAGATTGGAATTGAATCGCAGTACCGACACTGAATCCTGTGTGGCTTTCTGTTACAATCGCATCAAGAGTTGTGTTTATACCACTAGTAGTAATTTTCTTAACAGTATATCCGCTTATACTACCTGCACTACCAGTAACTGCAACATTAGAGCCGTCAGTGTTCAGTATGTCAAAGGCAGTAGTAGAAACAGTTGTACCAACTTTAAGCACGATACCATTAGTAGCATCGAATCCATCAATAGTAGCACCGGCTCCGGCTGGCGTTCCCTCTAAAAGAATAAAGTCGCCTGTTGCTAGTTCCTGACTAGCGTCACTAGATGTTTCAAGCGAAACTAAGCCAGTATTAATTGCAATTGCATCAGGTACAGCGTCTGTAATTGAAGCACTGATAACTGGAGTACTATCTGGATTAAATGCAATTGGTGTACCTGCACTACCACTTTCGCCAACAGTAAGTGTTTTAATTACTAGTTCTTGCTCAACATTAGGTAATTTAATTCTACCACCTACTTTTAGTTTATCACGATGCGCTGAAGTGCTAATTTCGTTAATACTACCACCTGTAGCACTTGTTAAAGTTAAGTTTGCGGCTTCATTCATTTGAACACCGGTGAATCCTACATTATCATTTGTACCTAGACACCAAGAAACTTCTACAGAGTTACCAAGTTCGCCTTTATACTTACCTTCAAATAGTACATTTCCACCATCTTCTATTTTTGCACCAACAGCATCGTTCTCAACACGAACAACATAAAGAGCATCACTATAACCTAGAAAGTTAGCCGCTGTTGTGTATGTTTCTGCATTTGTCCAAGTATTGGTAAAGGTATCTGTTACAGCGGCGCCGCCTGTAGCGTCTGCTGTATATCTTGTATTTGGTAGTCCGAAAACATCAGTTAGCTGATTTTCAGATGTGATTAGTGTTCTTTCATTGACTGGACCCCAACGGAATACACCTGCAATTGCGCCTTCGGTTGTTCCCACAGCCGCTGTTGCATTTGTCAAGTCTATTTCACTGAAGTTAACGCCTGGACTTAGTTGAAAAGCCATTGTTTGTTTCTCCTTGTTTATTCTAAGTTATAAACTTTTAATTATTGTGAGTTTATAAGCTATATTTATAATAATTTAGTTTTAGAGCAGCCAGCTATCATCATCGTCAGATGCCATAGTAGGAACGCTTTCTTGTTCATGATCATAACTATTAAATCCTATGGGAAGTAGGCTTTCAATCATTGCATTTTCATTTCTTTGTTTTAGTTTATCCACTGTATTTATGTCAGTGATCTCTTTGAAAAATGCTTGATCTGACATCCATCCAAAGAGTACTAATCCCATAACTAAGTCATCATGTCTACCAGATTCTGCTTGATAAGTTCCACCTTTTCTAGAAAAAGTCGAAAACTCGTTTACAGTATCAAAATCATTAATAATGATCTGATCTTGCTCAATCAGCATCTTGATCATGTTGCAACCGACTGCTTTAACCGATTTTGTTGTTCTAATGCCTTTATCGGCATTTTTAGAAAACCCAGTCGATAGTCTTTTACCCGATCTACCTGCGCTTTCTGTTAGCAACATGGATTCGCATTCGAACTCATGATGCAGTAAGTCTGTCACTTGCCCACCAATGTCATTTATCTCGACTAATGTGTAAGCATCATTATATCTTTTGAGTACATTGTGTATTGTACCCGCATAATCAATTGGGGTTATTGTATTATCTCTATATACAAATACTTGTTTATACGGCATTGATGTCACATCTATGACATGAAATGCTGAATAATCTAGTCCCTTTCCTCGTGACACATCTGCAATAAGACAATAGATGTGATCTTTTTGTGGTTGTTCATATACTTTCATCTGCGGAGTTTCGGCTATTGGTCGCTGAGTAACAAGCATCTTTAACTTGCTTCCATCAATCAACGTACCCGAAGAGCCTAAAAATCCACACTCAAATTCCTGATTAAACTTTTG